AATCCAATTTCAGACTGCGCGGTTTTGTAGTGACCGCAAGGTATTTCCCCAGCCATCAGTGCCACGACATCACGGTTGTTAGATGCGTTAGAAGTAAACAACCCGACATCCAGCCCTTCGTGCGTCTTCTCGCGGCCCTGCTTGGTGTAGGCCCGGTGCAGCACGCGGGTGCCAAACATTGGGTTGACCTTAAAAATCGCCACAACCGCAGCGTCTGTGTTTTTGAACAGATGCGCTGCTACATCCTCAACCCGGTCTTCAGCAATCGCTGGCAGCTTCTGCTGCTCCTTGTACGCCCCTAACAAAAACGCCTGGTTCTGCCAAACGAAATACCCGACGAACGCAAAGACCGCCATGAGCAAGATGGCAAACAGCTTGAACGGAGAATCCACATACCCTAAGACCTTCTCAATCAGGCTGTTGTGGTTGATCTTCTCATCGCTCACGGTCAGTACGTCTGCGCCCGGTTAATTTCTTCCGGCGACAGGATATCGCCCAACAAGCCCGGTGAAGCTACTGGAGCGGCAAGAGGCGCAACGGGAATACGCATATCGCGCAAAGTCAGCCCGGCTTGATAGCCAGGGGACGCCATGCGCCGCGCGGCCAGCGCGCCAGCAGCTTCGCCCGCAGCGCCGCCCAGCAAACCACCCATAACTGAGCCAGTCAAACCAAACTGCGACCCGATCAAAGCGCCCGCGCCGCCGCCTACGCCAGAACGCGCCAAACGCGGTGTAGTGAAAAAGCCACTTGTAGCTTGCGTAGTAAACACGTCGGGGAAGTTACCGGCGATCTTGCCGAGCGCCGCGATGTCACCCGTCAGCGTATTGTCTTTGGCCGTTATGCGCCCTAACTTGCCGACATCCACCATGCCGGTGTTGAAGTCAGTCGCGCCTTCGTAGGCGTAGGTTTTGGCCATCTTCTGCCGCGCATCTCGGAAATTAGCCAACAGTTTCTTGTCGGTAATGTTGGCTTCGATCAGCGTCTCAAGTTTGGTGGCGATAGCCAATTGCGTATCCGCCAAATCAATTTGAGTCGGCGTAGCGTTGGGGTTCTTGTACGTACGTTGAGAGTCCGTACGCAAGCTCCGGATATTGTCCAGCACTTGACCGCCCGTCAAACCTTGTTGTGTCTTTTTGAGCGCATCGTCGATCAGTTTATTTGCGGCGGCGGCTGCGCGATCTTTTCCAATCAGCGCTTGGCTAGGCCGCAAAGCGTCCAATTCACCAAGAATTGCGGCATCGGCTTTCATAACCGGAAGGCTACGCACTTCCGCATAGGGCGTTGCTATTTGAGTGCGAGCTTGCGAAAATGCGTCTTTGCCGCTCAAATCGGTTGTCAAAGGAAGATCCAATTCGTTGAGCGCAATCTCTCTGACGCGGCGCTTATTAACGCCAGCCAACACTTCAGGTCCGCGCGGCCCTGCCAAAGCCGAGGTCAATTTAGGGCCAAACGTGGGTTGGATATCCGCAGGGTTGAGCGCAATTTTCAACCGCTGTGCTTCAGCAGCAGCGTCGATTTGCGGTCCGCGTGCGTAGTCCTCTGCGGATAGCCGTTCACGCCGCGCTTGCAAAGCTGGCTCGAACGGCATCCGAAGCCCAATGCCAGCTTGTTCGACAATAGGCGCTGCCGCCCGCCCAGCCGCTTGCCCAACTTTTGGAGCAGCAATAGCGGCGCTACCAAGGTAGCTTTCAACGTCTTGAACGGGTAGACCCGTCTGTTCTGAAATCCACTTAGCGCCTTTTTGTACGTTCTGGCCAATGAAGTCCATTAACTGACGGCCAGCTTCGGTTTGGTACTCAGGGGTTCCTGACACGCCAAATGCTTTGCCAAACGGCTGATCAACGCGGCTCACCAATCGTTGCGTCATGGCTTGGGCTTCTTCAGGCGTGCGGCCAACCCGCGCCAAAGGGTAGCCAATCAGTTGTGCTGCCGCCGGGAGCACTCCGCCTACCGTCACATCCGCCAACGAGGCAGCACGGCGGCCAAACGAAGCTAGCGCGCCCGGCTCATCGCGAACTCCCATATTGGGAAGATCAATGCGCGTCGGCTGACTTTGTTGCTTCTCCGCATACGCGGCTTGTGCGGCTTGCCCAAGTTGTTCATCCGTAGCGCCTTCCGGCCCTTCAATCTCAAGAATGCTACCGTCAGGAGCTTGAACTTTGTAGACTGTCATGTGAGGAGCCTTTAAGGTAAGCGACGGAATCCGGAAGGCATACCGGGTGCGGTGGGGGCAGCAGGTGCGGCAGAAGTTGGGATTTGCGCCGCCGCACCGCCGCCCGCGTACTTCTTGAGTTCAGGCGAGTCGAACAGCGATTTGCCACCGTCACCTTCAATCCACGCATCTTCGGCGCCATCGTAAGATTTATTTTGCTTGAACCAACCGGCGTAAAAGTTACGTTGCGCGATATCGCGCTTAAGTTGCGCTTTGGCGACATTTAACAAGAAACGGTTAGCTTCTTTGGTGTTGCCAAGTTGCGCGCCAGTTTGCGTGATGCGTTGCGCGTCGGCTTCCGTCTGCGGCCCCTTCTGTTCCAACTGACGTTGCAATACTGCGGCAGATGCGTTAGCCAAGAACGTCTGGGCGTCAGTAGCATATTTTTCCGCGTCTTTAACGCCAAGAGCGGCGAGTACGCGCGCGCCGGTAGCTTTAACCTCGGTTCCAAAACCAGTATCAAAACCTTTATCCAAAGTAGCGAGGTTAGATTCCAGAGCCGGAAGCGAACGCGCGGCTACCCCGGCTTGTTTCGAGATAGCGCCGTAATCTTCAACCAACATCTTACCGCGCGCGCCCGCTTCGGCTTTCTCTTGCGTCTGAGTTATGGTGGGGGCGCCTGCTTTAGCGCGGCTAAGTGCTTTTTGTTCAGCTAGTGCATTGACTTTCGCTTTTTCATCAGGCGTTAGTTGAGCGTAGGGCTTATTAAATGGCGCTGCCTGCGCGATAGCCTCCCGATCTGTACCGACAGACGGCGCCGCCGCAGGCGCTTTAGCAATCAGTTCAGAAAATTTATCCCGGAATGCGGCGTTGTAGTCAGGTGTGCCGGGTGCGCCTTGAGTAGCCGCAAATGCACGCGCATTGGTCAACGCTTCAGTCGTTGGCTCTTTCTCTTTAGGTGGGCGCAACAAATCTAGTTCTGCTTGCAGGCCGCTTCGTTCTAGGTCGGTTAAATCAGGCGTTTGGAGCGCTCTAGTTATTTCACCCGCACGCATGGCTTTTGCAACGTCGCCCGTAGGGCCGCGTTCGCGTTTAGCGGTGGCTTCAGATGCGCGCGCCGCAGCCTCGCGTTGGCGCACCAACGCGCCACTTTCTTGCGCCTGCCGAATAACCGCGTCGAGTTGTAAAAGGCCCGCTGCGTCGTTGGATTGCCTTAGCGCTTCCCGCGCACGTTGGATTGATTCAGGATCGTTGTAATCAAGCTGGCTGGCAATCTGCTGCCGCGCCGTAATCCGCGCCAGTTCAGGGTCTTCACCACCCAGCGCACGCCCGAGAGCGCCGCCGAGTTGGCCAGCCCCACGGTAGATGCCGTAGGTGGCCTGCGCCATAGGGTCAAGCTGTGCAAACTGGAGCGCTTGCCTATCCAACAGCGCCGCTTGCTGGCGCTGATAAGCCTCGGGCGTTACGCCGAAAAGTGATTGGACGATGTCGGTTGCCATGTTTTAGTCCTTAGAAACCAAGAGGAGCGCCAGTCATTGGATTGACGCCAGCACCGTATCCAGGCGTGGCGAACCCACCACCACCACCAAACATCTTACTCACCCCTTGTGCAAACATAGGATTCTGCGCGAGCCCTTGCAGCGCAGAGGCAAACGGATTGTAGGCATCTGCCGAGGCTTGCGAGCGAGCAGCGCCTGTAAGCCCTGTCAACTGTGCTTGCGCCGCAGCAGGACTCATCCCCCTCGCACCAATGTTGATGCCAACATTCAGCGGTTGCTGGGCCAAGTCTTCCAGACCCGTTGCGCCACCCAAGTACGCCTGATACGGAGCCAGAGCGCCGACTTGGCCACGGCCGTACAGGTCGTACAGTTGAGCGCCGGTGCTAAAGAGGCCCGTGCCAAAGGCCAACTGGCGCTGCCCTGCTTCTTGCGCCGATGCAGCCAGAGCGGCGTCCTGCTGGGCTAGAGCGTTGTAGTACGCCTCCAGTTCAGGATTGGCAGCGCTAAGACCCATACCGCCACCAGGACGCAGCCCGGTGCCGCCAACTGCCAGACCGCCTCGACCTGACTGGAACAATTGATTCTGAATGCCAGCGTATTGCCGCTCACGGCTAGGGGCCAGTAAAGCCTGTTGGCTCGCCATGTACTTGGCGGCGACTTGCTCTGGCGTTTCGGCCAGATACTCTTGCCCCAGGCCGAAGAGGCTCGCGCCTGCGCCTGCCAGCGGGGCAAACCTGCCGGGGGCCATTTCAGCTTCTGTCAGTCCCTGGCCCGCCAAACCTAGCAAGCGCTCTTGCATCCCCCTAAACTCAGGTGCAAGTTGGTAGCTCGCGCCCGAAACGCGCCCTTCTGGGTCGTAGTCAAAAGCCGACTGACCAAAGCGCGTCGTGATGCCTACCGGGCGAAAGCGTGCTTCCTCGGCAGAGATTCGTGCGGCGTCGCGCTGCGCGGCGGCTTGTGCTTCTGCGGCTTTTTGTGCGGAACGACCGCCCATCAAACCACCAACAAGTTGGGTGCCCCCAACAATTGCGCCAGTTACTGGATCAGGCATTTCCAAACTCCTTCAAATAATCTTCAAACTTCTCGCCATACAGCTCCATGACATAGCGCGAAAGGTCTTTAGCTTGTTTTGCTGAGTGGCAGAGAGTAACGGCCATCAACACAACGTCGTAGTATCCGGCTCGCCAGACAAATGATCTGGCATCTGCTTTCCCATCTCTTTCCGCTTGGTCAGAGGCTTGCCACTTCAACACCATTGTTGCCATAACAGGAAGCAGGCTGTTTGCATTGGCTTGCCAAAATGCGTTCTGATGCATCCCAACAAGAGAATTCCAAATGACAACATCCAGGTCTTCTCGCTTGACTTCATCTCCATCAGCAACATCGTCAAAAACTTGTATGGCATCCCATACCATCAAAAGCCATTCAATGGCTGGCGCAGGAAGGCCAAACCTAACAAAGTTTTCAACGAGCCAGTCTTTACTTTTCACGAAACCCTCTTCCACATATAGACCGTGATGTACGGCTGATAGTTGGCGTTGGTGCCGCTAGAACCTGCGCTTGCAGTTGTTCCAGAATATGTGTGATCATGAGAGCCAGCATTGTTTGTTAAATCAACAGCTCCGCTTCCTGTACCACTGTAATTTCCCTTTGTATAAGTAGCCCCCGTCCCAAAAATACCAATAGTTCCAATGGTTTCTTCGTGTTGGTGGTTTCCAATAGTAGAAGTAGTTCCGCTGAATGTGTGCGTGTGGGTCGGCAATGTCGCATCCGCAGAACCACCCGTTTCTTCAGCCGTATCAAACAACGCATTAGCGGCGTTAAATCCAACCGGCACGCGCCCTGCGCCAAATGCCGACCAAGTTCCAAAGCCAAGCAGCGTGCTGGGATTGGTGCTGTTGGTGGCATTGATGTAGATGGAGCCAACCGGATGCAGCGCCGCCATAGCGGCCTGCACAAATGCAGTAGTAGCTAGGCTTGTATCGTTGTCGCCAAAGGATTGCGTGACGCCAACAGCCCCGGAGGGAAGCGTAACGGTGCCTGTAAAAGTAGGCGAAGCCAGATCAGCCTTTGTCGCCACCGCAATAGCGATATTGGCAAACTCGGTGTTGATCTCCGTGCCCTTGACGATCTTGAGCGGATCGCCAGATGACAGGTTATCCTTGGTCGCAAAGTTTGTGCTTTGAACGTAATCGCTCACGATAATTTCCCTTCCTTAGCCTGAATTTCGATCTTCTGGATCGACATAGACGCGCCGTTGATGTCGCTCTCGTAACCTGTTTGCACCACTTTCCCGTTGCCACTAGCTGAAGTTTGCAATTGTTGCAACGCAATGCCATCAGAATACTGGGCGACAGGCACACCGTTAGCGCCATATTCAGCAATGCCGTACTCAGATTCGTTTTGAGTCGGGATCAACATATTGGCCGACAAGTAGTTTGTCGAAAAATCAAATCCCCACTTTGCTGTGACGTACTGGTTAGACCCGCCGATGACGATCACCTTCAGGCGCTTCAAAATTGAGGTGACGTTCTGATCGCCCAGGTCAGCGTGGTTCGTGTAGTACTGCATCCGGTAAGAGGATGTGTGGTCTTGAAAACCGCTGTACTTGCAAACAAAGCCGTTCTTGCCGAGCAGCAGATCGCCGTTGCGTCGTGACAGTAGCGCAGTGGGTTCAATGGAGTCCCAAACAGTTACCCTGAATGCGCCATCTTGCAACGAGACGCGAGTGTCAAAGCAATAGACCTCTTTGACGATTGGCAACGTCAAAAGATAGAAGGCTTCTTTTTCAGAATAGACCGACTTGATGTTGGCGAGCGTCTCGCCGCTCACGATGTTCATCAAATCGTTTCGCACGTTTTTCGACAAGTCACCCAGCGGCGCTGACTTCTCGATAATCGTCCGCGCAAACGAGCGCAGGCCCGAGTTGGACAGGAACAGCACATCCTTGCCGGTGTTCTGGATCGAGTCACGCGCAATGCAACCAATCCCGCCTACTGTATCGGCGAGCGACATGGTCGATGGTGTAGTGGCATTAGCGTAGACCAAAATTTGGCGCTTGCCAAAGATGATCAGGAATCCGTTGTGCGCTGCAAGACCTTGCACCTCATCTGCGCCATTGGGCCAGACCCGGTCTACGTTGAGCGAACCCGATGTGCCGGTAGACCAAACGTGACCGGCCAGCAGGTCAGAGAAGTACACCGTGTTCTTGATCGTAGACGTATTCGCCACCCACAGACGACCAAACGCAGCAATCACAATGTCGCCGCTGGGCACCGTGCCGACGTAACCAGACTTCTCGCTCACACGGCGATAGGTCGTGGTGCTCACTGCCGGGTCAAAGATCAGCGGATCGTGGCCAGTCTGAAAGAAAAAGGTGATGCCGCTCAACGAAGCACATGACCAGTTGTTAGCTGTAATCGTTGGGGCTGTACCCCCTCCCCCGTAGGTCAACTCTACGACAGCATTGGAGCCGTCGAGCTTGAACAGTTTATTGTTGCCAGAAAATAAAATTGTTAACGTGCCATCCGTTTGCACCAGTTCATGGATCACCCCGACGTTGTTAGCGCCCAGGTTGCCAGAAGTGCTGTTGACGCGGCTAAACCCTTTGCGCGAGCCGACGCGACCAAACTGATCAATGATGCAGTTGGTCGCCACCAGCGCAAAACCAGCATTCAAATCAAGAGGCGAGTCTTGAGTGTTCAGCCCGTAGAAACCGGGGGCCGAAATGCTGTAGGTGGAGAGGGGTTCGCTCATATCGCAAAAAACTCTTGATTTTCTGGATAGCGCGTGCCCTCTAGCGCAATGTAATCTGCCAGCATCGAGCGGTATAACTGATAGGCTTCAGACGAGGACAACCCACCGTCTTCGCCGCGCTCAACTAGCGCCCGAGCATATGCGTTTTGCACCACCAGAACATCAGGCACCAGCACAGAAGTGGCGTCCGACGACAGCGTAGCTTGTGGAATCGTTAACGAAAACGGGATTGAGTACACGCCATCGGGTCGGGGAAACAGAACCACCTTGGTGTCGCCACTTGCATCCACACCGTCAAAACTGTAGTAGGCCGGTTGACCTGTCACCGGAGCAGACAAATTCTGGTAGCGATTCATCTCGACAAACGAGATGTTTTGCATCTGGGTCAGGTTGGTGACGTTGAGCACATCCTGCACTTGAAACTTCTGCCCAGCGCCAGTGAGCGAGTAAATGTACGCCGCTGAAGTGGTGCTCAGAGTGATCGTTTGACCTAGCGCGTTCCAGCTAAAAGCATCTTCAATTTGGCGTTTGGCATCGTTGACAAACTTGCCAATGAGCGCCGAGTAAGTGGTTTCCGCATTGGTCGATACTTGCGTCTCGCGCAAGCGAACCAACACATCGTTAATCAGTTGTAGATAGGTCATGTTCTTGTCAGCCCCACTTCTTCAAAGGTTGCTATAAAACTAAAAGAACTGCCCGATTCAGTCGTTATTTTGAGTTTATCGCCTTCTTCCAAAACGATATAGGCATTGCCATCAAACTGCAAATATTCTTTTGATGTAAAGGTGTAGCTAGTTAATATGTCAAGAGTTGTACTGGCACTTGCGTCAAACCATTGAACAGTTATGTGCTTGGTTGCCACGCCTGTGTTGTGGATGTACATCACGGTGAACTTGGCGTAATAGCCCGTTGGACAGGTATAGACTGTCGTATCAACTGCCGCTGTAGGACTAACTCCAACCGATAAGGCTCTCACTTCTTGTTCCTCGCTGAGATCGCTTTAGCTTTAGCTACGGCATCCGCTTTGGACGATGCGCCCCAGGCTTTCAAGGACAGAAGCAAGCGAGTCGGTTCGCCGTCCTTGTACTCAGGCCCAGGCATATTGCCCATTCGCGCTAAGAAGGAGGCCCGTCGAGGGTTGTCGCCACTTTTGACCGGCGCTTTTAGACTGCCGCCGGTAGCAGCATTATAGGACGATCTACCCTTTGCGTTCAAGCCGCCCGTCTTGGCTTGACCCTCTTTGCGCTGCCATGCTGGTGTCTTCATTTCTTCGCCTTTTTGGGCGGCGTGTGGGTCAGGGTCTTGCTTTGCGCCGTGTGCTTTGCGCCCGTCATCAAGACCCCGCCTTCCTTGTGAATCGGGCCTTTGTAGACTTTCCCATCCGGCAGGTAGTGTGTGGCCGTTTTGCTCATCGCTTTGGCTTCTTGGCAGTCTTGGCGGCTTTCTTAAAATCCGCGTTAGTGGGCGCGGCCTTGGAGCCGACTTTGTTCATCTTCTCGCCAGAGCCAGCTTTTATCCGCGCTTGCTTGGCATTGATGTTGGCGTAAAGACCGGGTTTCATTTTTTCTTCGCCTTTCCTGCCTGACTCAAGGCAATGGCGATAGCCTGCTTGGGATTCTTGACCACCTTCTTGTTAGAGGTCAATTCCCCAGCCTTGTACTCGCGCATGACCTTGCTGATTTTCTTCTCAGCCTTGGTCTTCATTTTTTGCCTCGGGTCATCTTGTTGGTCATCGTGCGCTGGCCACGGACGGGCAGCTTGGGCTTGCCAACAGCCACCATGATGGTGACCGGAGTGCCGCCCTTTTTGGCAGGCGCTTTAGACATTTTGGGTGCTTTGCCGTACATATCGAATCCCTAGTTGATTAACGGTTTACGAGGCCGACCTCGCTGAGGGGGCGGGGCCATAGGCAACGGTCTTGTTTCAGGCTGCACCGGCTCAATCTCATCGACTCGCACATAACCTTGATGACCGCGCATTGAATCGATGTCAACTTGCTGGGTAAAAGTCACCGTGTTGCCACTCTGAAGGCAGCGAAATGTTGCCATTTGAATCCTTAAAAAACAGGGGGCTTGTGGCCCCCTGCTGTTTACACCATGCGGGCCACAACCAGTTTGACGGTTGTCGATGCGAGATCGACAGCGCCGCCAGTGGTGTTAGTGGTAGCAATGGTTACGGTGTTAGCCGCCGAGACGTAGGCGCGGCGAACAAGGCCCGCCTCGTCCACGCCAGCAGACATACCGAGCACCATGTCGCCCAAGGCAACGCCAGGGACGGTTACGGTGTCAGTGGCAGCGCCTTGATCAGCCACGGAGGCCGAGTTCAAGGTGCAAGAGACAGCCCAGGTATCCGAATAGATCCCCCGGAACTGGTCATTCCCGCGACGGGAAGTGACAGCGGTAGCAGCAGCCATTTATATCTCCTTAAAAAGAAGCCCCCCGGCTTGTGGCCAGGGGGAGATTCATTAGGCCGGAACAACCAGTGCAAACAGCGAGGCCGACTTAGCAGCGCCGACAGTTGCGGCGTTACGAAGACCAGCAACACCGTACAGCGTGTCAGCAGTAAACAGCGTGGACAGGTAATCCTGCTTGTACTGAGTCTGCGAACGAACAGCGATCTGCTCAACCAGCACCATCGAGTCGCGGTGGCCCATCAAGCACACACGCGCAGCGGCAGAACCAGAAGTGGTGTCAGCGTTGCTAGTGGTGAAAACAGGGATACCGTACAGGTTGCCGATCTCGCCGTTGCGGATGGCGTTGCCGTCACCCACGAACGCCTGCTCGGTGTACCGAGCCAGACCCATCAACGTGTTACGGCTCGACGGCGGGATGATGAAGAAACGCTGATCCATCGGAGTGTCGTTGTCGTCCAGACGCTGGATCGTGCGACGGATGGAAGCATCGGTCAGAGCGGTTTCGTTGTTGCTTGCAGCAACGTAAGCCGTCGTGCCGTCACCACCAATGAACGCGCCGGTTGCGTAGGCGTTAGTGCCAGCGCCACCGTTTGACGAGCGACCCAGGTTGATCAGGTCGCTATCCACAGCGCGAGCCAAAGCGTAACCAGCGTCAGCAGTGTAGAACTGGCGCAGGGATGCCAGAGCTTGTGCCTCGGTGATGTCTTCAATGAAACGGCTGTACTCAAAGTGGCGGTTGATGCTCACTTGCACTTCGGACTCGGTATCAGCAATCAGGGTGACAGCCGTAGACGATGCCTTCAAAGATGCAGAGCCACGGGTGGGTGCGGGGATATGCACCACATCACCTTTTTTGCCCTTGAAATTCATCTTCATGACAAGGTTTGCCATCACAAGATTTTTCTTGTAGCTGGCAATGATCTCGTCAGACCAAATCTCAGGGATGAAGGTTGCTGCGGTAGTGTTAGTTACTTGCGGGGTAGGATATGCCATGTTAATTCTCCAAAAAAGTTAGGTCACCGAACCCGACCTTCTGCGTAAGCTGTGAGAATTTCTTCGTTCAAAGCCTCGTAGCGTGACGGGTCTGTCATCTTGAGCCGGATCAGGTCTGCCCTGCGATAAACTCTTTTAGAACTCTCGCCGCTTCCACCTACATCAACTTGCGCCGCCTTCATGCTCTTAGTTCGAGTAGCGTCTGACGCTTTTTCGGACTGTTGGGCTTTGGTGCCGCGCAACTCTTTATAGGTAGACAGCAGTTCATTCGCCGAATCGTAGTCAAAGTCGCCGTCAGCGCGAGCATAAAGTCCAACTCGAATGGGTGATGCTTTTACCCATTCTTGGAATCCTGATTCATTCACGATTTGCGCGAAGTCAGGATGCTCTTTTGACAGCTTCTGTTGAATCTGCATCTTTTTGAACTCTAGGCCAGCTTGTCTGGCGGCGAGCACATCAGGATGCTTGTCGATTGTCGATTGCACCGCCTTTTGCGGGTTCTCAAAAAAATCTATTTCCGGCTCTACTTGTGTAGCGGGTTGCTTAGATTCGAGGTTTTGCTTGAGGAGCTCGTCAGCCAATCTGCGAACTTCGCCGACCTCCTGGGCCTGCTTACCAATCAGCTTCTCAGCCTCCTGGTGCATTCGCACAACGTCTTCCAAACTTTTCGACCTGTATTTCTCAGGAAGTTCGGACTTCTGTTCTTCGACTTCTAACTCGCCAAGCTCTTCGTTTTCTTTATCAACCAACATACGGGTTCCTGCCTTTTCGGTTGTAGGAGAATCAACGCGACATTGCTGTTTATGCGTTGGCTTTGCGCTCTTGCGCTAACTTGTCACGGTGCTTTTTGTCAAATTTCCCCCAGGAAGAAGGAAAATCGCCAGACCACCCCTCCAAGTTAATGCTTGGTGCGCTGATGACACGGGAGGCGAACCCCCCGCATCTGCACATAACACTGACCGACTCATAATCTGTCAATGACTCTGTGCGTTGTCCGCATTCGCAGACAAATTCATACATTCTTTTCACTTAGTTCCTCGTAAGCCTGTTCGCTGACCCCTCTGAGGTTTTTCAGCCAGATCAGAATTGACAATTCACCTCGCCTGAAGTGTAAAGTCTTTTCGTCTGCAATTGCGCCAATATTATTGAGAGACTCTATCATCTTGTCAACATCCTCCATCAGGTCGATCCAACCCTGCTGGGAAAGCATACTAAAGCGCTCTTCGTAATATTTCTGGAGTTCAGGTGTCACGGGTTGCCTGTCTAATAATGAAAATAACAATTGTGCCAAGAATGGAAACTGTCAGTACAACGCCAACGATCTGAGCAATCAGCAGGCGCTGGGCCACCAGCTTGACCCTGGCGATCTTGGCCTCCCGCTCCGCAGTCGCCCGCGCTTGTTTAATCTTCATCCGCTCCCTGAGCATCATCTCCCAGAGTTCTGGGTAGCCGCCATAGACAAGCTGGTGCTTGAGCTGCTCCTCGGCCTCGCGCAGGGCGTTTGCCTGCATGACGATTTCCATCGCCTTAGACGTGTCCGACTGGCCCTTCTTCGCCTTGTCGTTGGCGGCTTTCTGGACGACATCCTTCGCGTCAAAAAACTTGCCGAACTCGCCCACCAGACCGTTGATGTCCTTGCCTAATTTGATGGCCTTCTGGATGCCAGCGACCGCAGCCTGGGCGGCAGCGAATGCTGTTATGGGATCCATAGCACCCAAAATCCAAG